ATCAGCGTTGCCAGATACATCTAAACTTCCTGCATCTAGCTCACCACTTAATGTAAAGTTTCTTACGCCTGTATAGTCTTTGTTAGAATCAAGTATCATAGCCTTAGATGCTATAGCTGTACCAACTGCTGTTGAGCCTAAATCAAGAGCATTAAGTTCACCCACTACAGCAGTAATACCATCAAGGGCATTTAACTCTGCTGCTGTGGATGTTACACCGTCAAGTATGTTTAACTCTGCTGCTGTAGATGTTACACCATCAAGTATGTTTAACTCAGCAGCAGTTGACGTAATAGCTGTACCAGCAATACTAATGGCGTCTGTTTCTAGTGTACCATCAATATCTACATCCCCACTAATATCTAAACTACTTGCTTCAATCTCACCGCTAGCTTTAAATATTACGTTGTCCCCACCTGCTACCTCAAATATAATCTGATTATCAGTACTAAATTTAATAAGGTTATCGTTGTCTCTACCAATAGCAAGACTAGCATTCTTTACAGACGTTATGCCTGTCTGTGCCGCATCTACTGTTATAGTTAAATCAAACGGGTCGCCATCAGAGCCTGTGCTTGTATCAGTAAAGTTTGTTGTAACGCCTGCCCCAATAATTTTCAGTTCTTTGGAGTTGTCTATTGTAACTTCTGTGCCATCATCATCTTCAAGAAAAAAGCTAGTCATAGCACTACTAGCGACATTGGCATCAACGTAAGCCTTAACAGATTGTTGTGTAGGTATAAGCGTAGCTGAATCAGAAGCCATATTATCTTCGTCTACAAAAGCTGTAGCAGTGATTGTGCCGTCGCTTATACTGCCAAAAGTTATAGTGCCTGTGGTTGTAATACCAGATTCACCGTTGTTTATAGCTCCAAAACCAGATGTTATACTTCCGCTATTTAACGCGCCCGTAGTAACTATATTTGAGCCACCAACACTTTTGCCTGACATATAAGTAGATAAAGTTTCTACTGTGGTCATACGCATTGTTCCAGCGTCATTTATAAGTACGCCATCACCGTCAGCAACTGCGGTTGTGCCTCTAGCCGTATCTCCGTCTATTAAATTTATTTCAGCAGCAGTAGTCGTAACGCCATCTAAAATATTAAGTTCTGCGGCTGTAGATGTTACACCGTCTAAGATATTTAGTTCTGCTGTTGTGGATGTTACACCATCTAGTATATTAAGTTCTGCAGCTGTAGATGTTACACCGTCTAAGATATTTAGTTCTGCTGCTGTAGATGTTACACCGTCTAAGATATTTAGTTCTGCTGTTGTGGATGTTACACCATCTAATATATTAAGTTCTGCTGTTGTGGATGTTACACCATCTAATATATTAAGTTCTGCTGTTGTGGATGTTACACCATCTAATATATTAAGTTCTGCGGCTGTGGCTGTTACGTTTGTACCACCTATATCTAAAGTAGTAACAGATATTTCTCCAGCTACAGTAACAAGACCATTAGCTAGAGTAAGTAAATCTGTATCATCGGTATGACCTATAGTTGTACCATTGATAAGTACGTTATCAATATCGAGTGAACCGCCAGATATTAGTCCAGTGGTTGTGATTGTTGATGAACCAGTATCAATCGTACCAAAGCCAGACGTAATAGAACCAGAATTTAATGCGCCTACAGTAGTAGCGGCTGTAGTAACAAGATTAGGCATAGCCGTAATCTCATCATCAAAATAAGCAGCCAAGTCTGTAACTGCCACCTGTACCATAGTTCCGTTATCATTAAGGACAACCCTATCTGCATCCGCTACAGTGGTAGATGTTGCACTTGTGTTTCCATCTACAATGTTTAACTCCGTTGCGGTAGATGTTACACCATCTAATATATTAAGTTCTGCTGTTGTGGATGTTACACCATCTAATATATTAAGTTCTGTTGCTGTAGATGTTACACCATCTAATATATTAAGTTCTGCTGCTGTAGATGTTACACCGTCTAAGATATTTAGTTCTGCTGCTGTAGATGTTACACCATCTAATATATTAAGTTCTGCTGCTGTAGATGTTACACCATCTAATATATTAAGTTCTGCTGCTGTAGATGTAATCGCTGTGCCATTAAAATTTATAGCATCTAGGTATGCTATACCATCAATGTATATGTCTTTCCATTCTTTAGAAGCACTACCTAAATCATACGTGTTATCATCGTCGGGTATGATATTTGAATCTATTTCACCGCCAAACACAATATTATCAGTATTTGCATCACCAAGAGTTACTGTGCCGCCGTTAAACGTAGTAGTGCCTGTTACTGTAAGATTACCACCAACACCAAAGTCACCCGCCACATAGTTAAGACTTTCAACAACGTTAGTGCCATCACAGTACACATGTCCTGTCTCACCTGCTGTAATAGCGATACCAGTTCCTGATGATGTCTTAACTGTTACTGTCTGTGCAGTGCCGTTTTTTACAATAAATATTTTACTAAGGGCAGGAACAATAACTGTAGCTGCACCTGATAAAGAAGTTCCTGTGTCAGTAAGATTTAATATAGCGGCTCTAGATTCTGCTGTAGAGCCATTTGCAGTGCTTAACGTAGCAGAGTTACCACTCCAAGTATTGATGGTTGCGGAACCTGCTATAGCTTCCTCAATCATGTTGGTTACGCTAGCGTTTAACAAATCCCCCCATGTTCCGGCTAACTCACCTTGAACTGGTAAGGCTAGTTTTAAAAGAGTGCTAAATTGAGTTGCCATTATAAAACCTCACAAATACTAATACTAATACACTTAACTTATACAAACTGCAATTACTCAATACGAACTACAGCATTTGTCTTATCTGCAGAAGGAAACTCAATAACAAAATCTGCAGAACTTGTTTGTTTATCTTCTCCAAAATCAATTATTGCTATGGCAGGATTACCTGTTGCAGATTTGTAAATTAAAGCTCCTCTAACAGTTATAGAAGAAGAACTCCAAGTCGTATCAGAAAAGTCTAGAAACGCTGTAATACCTGATGATGTTGGGCTAGAAGCTATACTGAGCGTATTACCTCCTGCTGTGTACCCAGTGCCACTAACTTCATTAGTTGTAGAGTACGCTGTGGTTGTAGCATCTAAAGTTGCACTAGATGTATACAAAGCAATCTTAAATGTTTGTGTTGTATCACTGCTAAAATCCATTTCTCCATTTAAAAGAGCAACTTTAAAAGATGTGCATAGTGTTTGAGTGATAGCCATAATTTACCTTAATTTACATCCGCACGAGATTGCCCAGAACGGTACACATCTTGACGTAACTTACCATCTGCGGTTCTTTGCATTAACTTAATAGCTTGTAAGTATCGTTTTTCATACATAGCAACCATGTCAGCTTCACCTTTTTGAAACTTAATAGCTTCCATTAATACTCCGTTAATAAGAGCAGTGTCAAAAATATCTCCTAAATAAGTGCTACCAGCAGATACTATAGATGTAGGATACTTAGCGAATATATGTTCTATCTCATAATTTTGATCAGGAGTTGGTGCTAACATTAATTGAACGGTAGATCCAGTAGTCCCATGATATGCGTAGAATTTTGGTAGCCCATATTTTGCACTAGTATTAACAGGAAAGGCATCTCTTAAAAAATTTACATCTTTATTTAATAAGTAGGTTGAAGTGCTATTACTAATTACAGCTAGACTATAAGTGTATAGATATCCTGTAGGGGTTGTATAAAGTTTGTTGGTAGCGGTAAGAGGGCCACTATCTACATTACGTAGCGAAGGTAGCTCGACAGAATTAAAAATTAATTGTTCTGCCTGCTGCGTAAATAAAGCATGTTGATCTGCTGTAAACGTCTGTTCACACACATCTTCTACATTTGCTTTTAAACTTGTATAGTTCATAACTTACCCCATAGGCCCACGAGCCATAGTTCCTTTAGTAGCTGCGCCCGTACCACGTATCTTAATACCACCACCTGCGCTAAAACCTTCTACTCCACGACCTTTTAGTATATCTTTTTTTGTAACTTTACCATCACCTGTGAGGTCAGGAAAACCACCTGATTTTGTTTGTTTACCCATGTTTGCTCTATTCATAATACACTCCTATGAAGTTGTTACCGTAACTGAACCTACAGATGCAGTCATTACAAACTGTAATTTATTATCTAATGATCCTGCATACCTAACTGATCTACTTTCTGCATACCCAACAAAATCTGGTCTAGGGTCTCTTATAGCTTGTGGATCATCTACAGGAAACATACCTAACTCATTTTGTGGATGATCACCATCAAAACAAAAGGGACATGCTTTTAAATTAGTATCATTACCTTTTCTTACTATATTACGTAGCTCTCGTAATTTGTAACGAAAACCGCATATATCACATTCACCTATTGCTCTTTTTAATGACGCAAATCTATTTGACATAACTAAATCCTAGCAATACGGGGTACATAACGTTCAGAAGTTTTCTCTCTGTCTTCACCTGCAGCTAGATTATATTGTTCATCATATGCAGTTTTTAACATCTCTACTCTACCTACAAGTTCAGGCACTTTCATAGATATATGGTACGCTAACCCTGCTACTAGACAGGGTAAAAATCTAAAAGTCATATCTGCTGTTTCTACACCATTTCCAGCATCTTCAATACGTCTCATACGAAAGTACACAAATGTATAAATGTTGCTGTCTGGTACAGGCCATACATTAATTCTAGGTTGTGTAGCTAATCTTTCTACAAATACCTGTATTGGTCTACCGCTTGTTAACTTGTTAGGAATGGATGAGTAAGTGCTTACACCAATACGACTTATAGTAAGATCAGATTGTGTAGCGGTATTTCCGGGATTAGTGCGAATTACATGATCCAGTAAATCTACAGTGTCTGCAGGAAGATTATATTGAGAAGTACCCGAAGTTAAAGATATAGTGCCACTATCGATAGTCCACATATTAATACCACGATTTTGCCACTCAATTGTCATTAGGTTCATAGACCTACGAGCAGTGCGTAAGTCATATCCTGACCGCATCTCGCGTCCGGCACGCTCCCACGCCTCTTCTGCGATCTCTGTAAAATCCATATCGAATGCGGTAGTGCCTGACGTAGCCATTTATTTTTTCCTTTTTCGCCGTGCTGATTCTACTCTTCTTGGTTTTCCTGCTGGCTGTCCAAGTCGTTTCTTTTGGTTAATTCGTTTTCTTTTTTCGGTGGAGGACATTTCTCCAGAGGTCTTGGGAGTCTTTGAACTAACGCGTTTGGAGGGGCGACAATATGGAGTACCCCGTTTTTCACCTTTGCGACGCCCACACGCCTTCCCCGTTGATACGTCTTTCCAATCTTCTTTGAACCATCTCTTAAGAGCCAAGCCTTCTTTTGTTTTACGTACTGCCATTCTTTACTCATCTATATTGTGTAACTTTACGGCGATTTTCTTGTACTATACCACAACCTCTAGCAACACCTTTTTTATTTGAAGGTCGTTTTCTTCTAGCTAGTCCACCACCAGAAAGTTGTACAATCCCTCCAACAGCTTTCTTTTTAGAAGACTTACCATAATTGGAAGCACCAACTTTTCGGCATTTAGCGATAGCTCCTGAAGCATATGCGCTTGGAAAGACTTTATAACGAGATTTTACCTTATGATAACAAGCGTCTTTAGGCATTTTTCTTAGCCCTCCTTATACTTTCTTTTCCTTGACGAAAAATTTTTGCAACTTCAGTTTTACCCATAACTTTGGCTCTCTGCTCACCGACAGTAAGTATCTGTATCTTTCTAGCAAACGGCTTGTTTACCTTTTTTACTTTAGCTACAGTTGCTCTAGCATCAGCAGGAGTAGCAAACTTTATACCTACAGTATCCTTTGGATTTTCATCAGTATAAAGCCTACGGCCTGATCCTTTTGGTTTTTTACCTGTGCCAGTTTTTGGGTCTTTAGCCATTTACGAACCACTCATTGTTACCATTTTGCCAGCACGAAAACCCTTGGTTGCTATACCGTTACCACGGAGTTTACCACCTTTTGAGTAACCTTTTTTCATCATACCACCAGCAGCCATGCCTTTTTTCTTCATCATACCACCAGCAGCCATATCTTTTTTCTTCTTATCTACTTTTTTAATTGCAGCCATTAAACCACCAGCAGCCATACCTTTTTTCTTCATCATACCACCAGCAGCCATACCTTTTTTCTTCATCATACCGCCAGCAGCCATACCTTTTTTCTTCATCATACCACCAGCAGCCATACCTTTTTTCTTCATCATATTCATTTTATTCATTTTATTCGTCCTTGTACAAGTTATTAAAAGTTACTTCAGGATCCATATAACTGTGGTCACTTTCAGCATTATGTATCCATTGGCTAGGTTTGAAATCAGGTGCGCCATCTCCTGTTTCCCATAGTGCTGGGCTAGTTGCTCTTACTCTATTGTTAGGTAAGGCTACTATATTCCCAGTCCATGCACCTGCATCAGTAAGTTCTAAAACATGACTTTGTTTGTGTTGTGCAGGGTCGTCAGCTATATCTGTTTCTGTATAATCTACAGTAAACAAATATCGTCCTGTATAAAACTCTCCATCTATTTTACATATCCAAGGACTAGAACTAACACGATCTATCTTTAGGACAGAGTGATGATGAGAACTACAATCCCAAGGTTGTGCAAAAGGAACGAGCATAGGTTCAGGCCATTCCTCATACGGTACATCAGCTACGAGTGCAGTAATAGGCATTCTAGCCCACATAGCGCCCCCATGTATATTAGGGTCATCAGTATCATCTGACTCACATCCTGTAAATATAACATGAAAACTAAGACATCTATCTGGCACTGTATTTACTGCTATAGCCATAGCATGTAAGAACTCTCCATGATAATCTTGATGATTACAGGTGTATTCTTTTCGTACCCAACATTTAAAATGAGGTATGTTACTTATTAAATACGGCATTTAACATTTCCACCTTCTTCTAGCTTGCCGTAATCTTGAGTTAGGGTCTTTAGCAGCTTTTGGAAATTGTTTCATCTGCCCAGCGCTCCGTGCGCAATAAGACTTACGGCGTTTTGCAGCTTTACTTCCAGCTTTTACTTTACCTGTAACAGCTGTCTTTAATTTACTTCCGGGGTTGTCTTTACGATATTTAGCAACACCCTTCTTAGTCATTCCAGCACCAGACTTGGTGGGACGCTTATGTCCTCCACCAATAGTGTGGCCTTTCATTGTGCCTTTACGACTAGCCATGGAAGAACGTCATCATGTCTATTGTAGCTATCGTATATTTTACTGACATGCCATCTACAAATAAGATGCCATCTGCTGGTATGGTTCTATCTAATGTAGTGTTGTCAGTGCCTATAGTACGAGACTTAAACAGAGCAGAGCCGTTCTCAGGGGTGTTATTAAAGAACTCCACAACACCAGCCGTGCCACCAGAGACTATAGAAAAGCCTTTCATGCGCACTCTATTACTACCGTTGATGGCTTCGGCGCAAAGATCACCTGATCCTACCGTAATGTTTGCAGCATACTTTGCAGAACATTCTACAGCACTTACTGTTAAAAACAGCTTTGCACCTGCTACAGCTTCAGCTCTACCCGTAGAAGTTATAACTTCTGTCATGGCGTTACCAAAGACATCTGTACCAGTTATTGTGCAGGTCTTAGCATTATCTCCTGTACCAGCCGTGGTTACAGTAACATTTCTAGCCCCACCCCCAGCAAACGTGGTTTCTGCCATAGTAGCGCTAGTATCGGGTCTAGCAGCTGTTACCAAACGATCTGGATCTGATGCGTTTTCATCACTAATAAACTTAGCTGTTATATCTGAGCTATGACTCATATCAATCTCCTTATAAAAGGAGAGGGGTGTTACCCCCTCTCGTTACTAGGCTTCATAGCCCATCAATTCAATAAGGAGTTTACCAGCAGTATAATCTGCATCGGTAGCAGCACCTGTGGTTAAGTATAAAAACTGATCTGCGGCAGGTACAGCAGAAAAGAAAACTTTACTACCTAGAGTTGCGTCACCAGAGTTAACTAACAATGTCTCATCTAAGCTACTAATAGCTGCGTCTTCAACACCTGTTCCTTCTGTAGCAGAATGAATGTTAATATCTGGATCACCGCCAGCAGGAGCTTCAAAGCATTCCATGCTTCCAGTCAAGATAGTGCCGTTTTTTGCAGCAGTAATTTGACCAATGTGACAAACAAGTGCTGTGCCGTTGACACCAATAATGTCGCCAGAGCCTGTTGAGCGTAGACCAGTCAGGTCAATAAGAATACGAGTTGTAATGATGCCGCCCATACGCTGAACTGAACTGCGGTAGATTGTTCCAGAACCAGTTGTAATACCAGTACCAGCTTCTACAGCCATTGTGTTTGCATCAAAAGAAGATACACCAGTTGAACTGATGCTTGAAAGAGTTGTAATAGCTCCGGTAGAGGAGTTTTCACTTATTGTAGTAAAGCCGCCTTTTGAGCGAACCGCACCTGCAAAGGTAGTATTAGCCATGTAATTCTCCTGTCTTGGCTATTGTCAGCTACGGGATGCAGCTGTCAGGGGATAATTGTACAGTATACTAAAAAGAAAGGAGTGGCAAGCCACTCCCCTCTAATATGTTTTAAGCTCCGGGTGAGCCGAATATACCCAACGGATCGGACACACCAAATGAATAACGCTCACGAGCTTTGTACCGACTGTTACCAGTATCAAAATCAGCATCCATAGAGGTAGCCATAGGACTACGTGTGAAGTGCTTTAGCCCGTTAGGAACATCAGTCATAAGGAAAAACGCATCAGTATCTGTGAGATAGTGATTTATTGTATAACCTTCAGGGACAGAACCATTATTGCGAAGCGCATTAAGATCATTATCCGCTGTTCCTACACGTCCTTCAGTTTCTAACAAACGAGTTGCCACAAACTGAAGGTTTGGTGGAATAACTAATTTACGAGGTTTTGCTGCAATCAGTAAGCCACGTTCGTCAGTCCAACCTGCAATTTGAATAACAGCGGCTTCTAATGAAGTTTCGTTAAGATCCGCTGCAGTTGCAGGTTCGTTAGAGTTTGTGCCACCAGAAACTAACGGGTGGGCTGTAGAACAAAGTTCAACACCGTCACCGTATGTAGTGCCACTAGAAAAGGCATTATTTAAAATTGTAGCTGCCTTAACTTGTTTTGTGTACGCCATCGCACGAGCCAATGCTTTAGTATAACGAGATGATAATGAATCATACAAGTTATCTTCAATAGCCTCTTCTGTAATTGAAAAGCCCATTGCAACGGTCTCATGTGAGTAGCGAGCTGTAAATGCTTCCTGTGCATTGTCATATTCGATGGCAGAACCTTCGTTTTTAACAGGTGCAGCAGAAAAACCTGACAGCTTTGTTTCTTCTTCAAATGAACGATCAGAAGTCTCTGTTTCAAAGATCTCTGCATGTTCTTCACCATACTTAGCATACTCCAAGCCGAATAAAGCATTCAGACCGGGAAGGAGTTCTTTAAGTAGTTGTGCGCGTGAAATAGCCATTATCTACTCCTCCTTATACGCCAGCGGTTTGTTGATAACGTTGATAACCCTGTGTAAGTTTAACAATAAACTCAACAAAGTTACCAGAACTGTTTGCTGTATCAGGTACAACATCAACAACGGTAATTGGCAAAATTGTTGCTACATTGTTAATAAATACACCCATACGACTATTACCTGACGCTGTTACACCAGTATTAAGCACAAGCTCTGCGTTACAAGAGATTGCATTAGCACGAGTAACATATGCAGGAAGTAGTCCACCAGTTGCGCCATCAGCGGAAGCACTAGTGCAGTTTACTACTTTAAATAGTACATTTGGATCATCACATACAAATGCTTCTATATCGGAAGCTACGATACTTCCGGGATAGCTTTGACGGAAAGTTAGTTGACCTGTATTTGGATCTGTATAACTACAGCCCATAAATACACCGACAACACCAGCCACCACAGAAGTATTGTTCTGTAATGTGGTAATGATAATAGTCCCATCGTTTTTATACTGCACTACATCTCCATAGAAGAGAGCTGTACTATAGTTTGAAGCAATAGGAATCTTACGTGTAGAACCCACATAATTATGACCACCAATCATTCCGATTGGACGAAGGCCATATGGGGCGTCAATGGTAGGATATGCCATCTATTTTATCTCCAGATAACAAAGGTTTTTAATTTAACCCCCAGCACCAAAAGTTACTTTTGATTTACGCTCATGAAAGAGCGGCATTCGGGGATCGTTTTCTCTCATAAGGTTGTTATCAACTGATTCAATCTGGCCTTTTGTTTGCTGCTCATAATAAGCGGTGCGCTCTTCAATCAGTTCTTTTGGAGCTTTACAAAGAATAAGACCACCAATTACAACATTATCTTTGAACTTTTCATTCTCAATAGTAACTACTGTAATTTCTGGATGATCTGAAGCTTTTACAGGCTCCCAACCTTCACGAAATTTTGAGGAAACATTGGTAGCATCAGTTTGCCCCTGCGTGGCGACTCTAATCCAACGAAATGCATAACCCGGCTCGGCATTCGGTGACGGCAAAGTTTCAGGTCGTTGCCAAGCTCTAGTACGGGTCGTTTTTTCACGAGTGATCTCTTCACGATTTATGCGGTTTTCAGCCATTAGTTTTTCCTCATTTCTTCTGCAACCTTTTTGGCGTATAATTCTAAGGGTACTCCAAGTCTTTTAGCTATAGAAACTTGTGTTTGCGTTAACGTTATTTTCTTTGGCGCTGCGCTCCGCGTTGCGGGTGCAACCACATTAGATAGTTTCTTTGGCTCTTCAACTTCTATTTCAGCATCCTCGAAATTATCGGGGAATACTTGGCGCATACGAGAATTAATTCTCTCGTAGTATTCATCGCTTCCGATGGTAACACCATCTTTCAGAAGCTTTTGGTGCAACCCTAGTGCTAGTGATGTCATTTCTTCATCAGAATTAAACCACGGATTATCCCGCGCCCACTGATTAGCTTTTTCATCAACTGCCACTTGGGCGGTTTCTACTGGTACGTTAACAGGAGTTTCTGGCTCTTGTAAAGCAGGAAGTTTAAAATTATTTAACCTATCAGCCTTAATCTTAGCAGAAGTTAAGGTTTCTTGTGCTTCTACAACAGCTTCTGCGTCTCCAGCTTCATATGCTTCTTTATATTTTATTTTAGCATTATCTAAATCAGTTGCAGCCGAACGTTTAGCCTGATCAAGCATAGTTGATTGATTTTTACCAACTGTACCTTTTAATTCTTTATTCTCATCTACTAACTTTTGAGCAAAGGCTTCTAACTCTTGTCTTTCACGGAGCGCTTGTTCTTTCGCCCTACGCTCGTCGTGGTATCCTTTGCTGAAGTGCTTGATTCTGTTTTTGACCTTGTCAGAATATTCTTCAAGTTCTTCTTCAGTAACATCGTTAGGCGGATTAGAAACTTTACGCCCTCTGTCAGCTTGTGGAGTATCATCGACAACTTCGATTTCAAGTCCATCATCTTTAGTATCCTCTTTATTATTAGATTTCGATTCCGGTTCGGTGGCTGTTTTACCAGATAAATCAATTTCCACAGCACTAGAACTTTCCACTTCTATATTTGGTTTGTTATCTTCATCTGGAAACGTATATTCTACTTTTTGAAACGCCATTATATGCTCCTATACTTTGCAGATGCCACGAGGATCAGGAATAACTGCCTCTACGGAATCGTCATTCATCAAACGAAATTCTTTACCATTAACTTTAAAACGAGTGCCAGTATTCATACGAAACATAACGTAGTCTCCAATTTCACACCATTTACCAGTAGGAAATCTGTCTTTATCAGTATAAGCAGCTTCGCCCATATCGATAACTACCCCCATTATTGACATAATATATTCTTTATGTTTTTCAGTATCTGTTTTAAGTAGGCTACTACCTTCATAAGTGTCACTTATATCAGGTAATGCTATCAATAAACGATATCCGCAAGGTTTAGGTAGCTGTGCTTCCCAATCTTCATCAGGAGTAATTTTTGCAATTGCTTCAGTCATCATCATCATCTTCCATTTGATTGCGCGAGAGGTCTGCTACATAATTTAAACAAGCTTCGAGACCCCGTATCAAGCCTGTAATTTCCTTATACTGGGCGAAGTCTTTTGCTCCTCCCCCTCCAAGAAACTGTAGTGCAGAGGATTTATCCTCGTTAATTTTATCTGAAAGCACGTCAAAGACGGTTTTAGCCATTTTATTTCTTCTTTTTGTGTGTGTTCTTGTATCGAGTTCTTTGGTCTTTTTCTATTTTTGATAGTACTCTTGCTTGCCCTGCATGAGATTTTGATGCCTTTTTAAGACCTTTTATAACTTTTTTTAAGGGTTTTGTGTAATGAGGCATTATTTTTTTCCTCTATCTGTAACGAGTCTGGCTATTTCTAAATCAGTCTTATTCTTTTCAGCCCGTTTATCTGCGCGTAATTTTACACCTGCCTTTTTAGCATCTATACCAACTTCTAGTTTCTCTAGCTTTATGCGTTCTTGTTCAAGTTTGGCATCTGCCATATCCTTAACAACTTTACGTTTTTGCTCTTCCTGCCTAATCTGTAGGTCAGCGGCATCCTTCTGTGCTTTACGTTGTACCTCTGCTCCTTTAATCTGCACTTCTTGTTGTTGAAGCTGGAACATAGGATCTTGTGCTTGTTTTTGTGCGGCCTGTTGTGCGGCTTGCTGCTGGTTTGCCTGTGTAAGTTGTTTACCTGCCTCTGCAACTACGCGAGCAAGTTGTACTTCTACCTCTTCTGGAAGCTCCTCGTTTGGTGGTGGTAGTTCTGCGCCCATCCGTTCTTCAATCTCTTTGCGGTATTTAAACCCAAGATGCTCTGCAATGTGAGCCTGTAAGGACGCCATAATTTGTTGCGCTTGTGGGTTTTGTCCTATCATACCCATAACTTGTGGGTCTTGCATAAACGACATATGCGCACCAATATGTGCCTCATGATCCTGATAGATAAATGCTTTCATAGGTTTACCAATTAATGCGTTCATGTTCTCACTAATTGGATCTGCAGGCTTCATATCGTCTTTTATAGGAACAAGTTTGTCTGCGTTCTTTACTCCAAGAACTTCAATCATCTGCCTATGCAGCTGAGGTAAGTCATATATCTGCGGGGCTTGTGACGACATTTGTAGAACAGCCTGATACTGTACCACACGTTGTGCCATAGTAGAACTATTAGGATCACTAACAGGTATGACATCTACCATCATATAGTCAGATTGCCGTGCTGTAACTTCTCCCCTTACTGGCTGGTAAGCATATTCTGCTGGTGCATACTCTGCCATCAAAGATTTAAGAAGTTTAAACTCCTGTTTCATAGCATAGTGGACACGAGCCTGAACCGCAGCCATAGGTTTTAACGTACGCTCTAAAAGCGCTAACGTAGTGCCTACCGGAGCATTAGCAGACATATCCGATATGTTCATGTCACTAATAGCGCCTAACCTGCGACCTTCGTTAGTAATCTTATCTAATAAGGCTAAGAGTGTTTGAGATGGTTCTTTATAGGGTAGAGGCATGATATTATCACGAATACTACCTGACGGCACATCTACGTCTTTAAACTCTCCGGGTTCGATAGGAACGTCATCCCCCTTGATACGTAGACCACGAGACTTCAAGCCACCGGGCAGATTGGCGAGCGTACCGGCATCAACAAGCTGACGTATCAAGGAGGTTCCGGCGCGAGCGTATCCACCAATAATGTGGACAAGCCCAAGACCGTAAAAGCCAAATCCCGGTACATACGGGTAGTGTACGAAGTGTTGGCGTTTTAATGAAAGAGAGTCTTCAGGATCCCAGTTACGACGAACTGCTAAAATTTCTCCTGAGCCACGCTCTATAGTTACTACATATGGTTTAGCGATCTCGTCTTTGGAGTCATCAACACCATCAATTACAAGATCTGCATGTACTTCATATAATGCATATCGGTCATCATCAGTTAGGGAATACCCACCTTCTTCAGCCTTACGTATCTCAATATCCGAGTGGTAGGGTTCTGGCTCACTTAACTCTATATCACGGTAAAACCCGTTAACCTGTAACTTTTTAAGTTCGTTTTTTGTCTTACGCATAACGTGTGTAACACGCTCTGCAGTCTCAATATGTGACGCGCTATATGGTACAATACAATCTTCTGCGGGTATAAACAACGCAACCTGACGTCCAATATTAGGGTCGTGGTATACTTTTTTAAACGCAGACCCACCCAATCCTAAACTATATAAAAGTCGTTCATGCTCTGGGCGGTACTCAATCATGTTCTCAGTAAGCTCGTAATTCATATCAGCTTTAACACGAGCTGCAGCTTCAACCTTATCTTTAGTCTCTTCTCCTAAGATTTTGGTCTTTACCGGCCCCATAGAAGGGAATGTTTCACTCATAGTCTCAGCTTGGAATCGGATTGCGGCTTCTGCAAGCACTGTAGAGTATACTCCACATGCGCCTTGCCACGGGTCAGTACGCTCCTCATACTTAAATCCTAATACATCCAGACCATCTACAAATGTATCAGCCCATTCTTTACGGCTGTCGATATCAGAATCAATAAGTCCTATTAGTTCATCAGATAAAACAGCGAGATCTCCATCTTCCATATTTTCAGCAAGATTACCATCGAACGGTATGTCACTCATGTCCTGACCGGGAATTAGAGTTATCTCCACACTACCATCATCTAGAGTAACCATATCAGGGTTTACAATTTCAATCTCTAAATCTGAAGATTCAACTTCTTCATCTAAGCCTGTAGGTGCTTGATATAATCCTTTTTCAACTGCCATAATAATAACCCCTAATAATATCCGCCATTACGACGCTTGAAATATTGCTGTTCTTCTGGCTCGTCACTAGGCAGGCGTATAAAGCCTCCTTGCCTAAATCTCATAAGAGCCATAACCGTAGAATCAACTAGGTCATCATGACTCATAAACGGGAATCCTGCAATCTCTTCGATAACTTCTTCTGCCCAACGGGTCTCCGGCATCCAACACATACCTGATGCAACAATATCTGATACAGAATTTAATCGGGCCAATTTATCTCCTGAACCTCTATGCGGGGTATACTCTTGTACAGGCAGTCCAGACCTGCGCATCTCCTGATACAAGGCTGTGCCAGCGCTTTTCTTCTCAACAATAAACGCGTCTGGCTCCCACTCTTCGTACTCTTCTAAGGCAAGTTGTTTTAGCTCTGGGAACTCCATACGCTTTTTTATACTGTTTAGCAATATAATATTATAATTGTCTACCTCTTCATTTAAAAACACACCCCAAGTTGTCAATGCTGTAAAATCGGCACGGTTGTGTGTTTCTGCTGCTGCATCCAAAGACATTATAACATATTCACAATCAGGTGGATATTCTTGCTTCCATATACCCCACCAGTCTCGTTTTATAAGCGCAGCTTCTTCTGCGGTAGGTTCTTGTTGGTATTGTGCATTCCATTGAAATGTCGGCATTGATGCCTTTGTGCGTAATAACGCATTAAGATCAAAGAACTCAGGCCATAGTGGTTTTTGTTCTGACTTCTTAGTTTTTTTATTTATGACGTCTAATATTGCGGGGAACTCTACTACATCATACTGATCAGCTCGTTCGTTCTGTGTCATATCGCGTGTAACACGTCCTGTTAAATCATCCATATGCCAACGTGTCTGAATAATAGCCACACGTCCTCCCGGCATCAGTCTTGTACGCGCTCCGAATGTAAACCACTCATATGCTTTGTCAAATACTTCAAAGTTTCCGTTAATGACATCTTGTTCGGAATGGGGATCGTCAACGAGCAGGAGGTCAGCGCCACGACCAGCAATAGATGAACCAATACCACACGCATAATACTCACCCCCTGAATTAGTATTCCAACGCCCAGCAGACTTAGAATCTACTGCTAATTTTACCGTAGGAAATATAGAATTATATTCATCTGTAGATATTAGGTTACGTACTTTACGACCAAAATCTACAGCTAGATCAGTAGTATGAGATACCATCATAACTTTCTTATTGGGGTTACGCCCTAGAAACCATGCCGGAAAAAATATAGAAACAAGCTGTGATTTACCGTGTCTAGGAGGGATATTAACACAAATACGGTCTTTTTTGCCCTCCGCGATATCCATAAGCATGTTTCCAAGCATTCTATGGTGTTTTCCAACGATATAATCTGGCTGCATACGCTTACAAAACTCAATTAAGTCGTCATAAGCCGCTTTATTTGTCTTTCTAGTGCTTAATTCATCAACAAGACGGTCAATTTCCAGTATTTCGTCAGAAGTATACTGATCTAGGTTGTCCAACATCTGTTGAATCTCCGATTCAGAAAAGTTTTCAGTCATCGTCAAACTTTTCATCCTCTTTTAGACCAAGTTCAGCATCGACATCGAACGATTCACCGTCTATAACCACTGCTTCGTCTATCTTTTCTTCTGGAGCCGCTAGTTTTTGTAGTTTATCACGTAGTTTTGCGCGTAGATCATCCGTGGACTGGTGTGTTATGGTAACTTCTGACTTCTCTGCAAACAAACCAACGTCAGATATCTTACCCAACAGCTCTAAAGCACGCATACGCACTCTAGGATCTGGATTTTCAGTCTCATCAATAAGCTTATTAGTTACAAGATGGCGTACTTGTACTGCACTTTTAACTACTGAGTGTCCAAACTCCTGTAAAATGTTATTTGTTAGTATTAAAGATGCCGGAGTAAGTGTGGCTGTCTTGTTTGTGGTAACTTTTTTAGACGTTGCGTCAGGATCGTCAGCATATGCTAGTGATATTTTAGCAGCTATGTCCTTATCTTCGCTGGTAGGTTCTACATCAAGCCCATGGGTAGCAAGTTCTTTGGCAGTTTCGCTAACTGCATCTGTGCGTTTCTTTAGATCCATAGGTGGTAGCTCGTCAGGAATTACCACACCAAGCTCTGGTTCTATCATAATACTCATATTTATACCGCAGGCTGTTAGCCGTCGTGAGTGAGGGAGGCTACTTAAGTGGATTGCCAAAGACGCCGGATCCCCTCACTCAAATCTACCTATACACAATAAAAAATTTTTACGCAAGGGGGTTGGGACTCCTGACGGGGGGTGTTCCTATATTTAGGGGGGTAGGGGGTCGAACTCAGAAAAAACCAAATTGCTCGTGGAAATTAGTAATATATAGATGTGTATGTAACTAACGCAACATAACGGGTCATGGGGGACGGGTGGGGTATTGCCTGTCATGTTTTGCCATTACCTGCCATATCTAAATAATGTTAGTGAGTCTATAACAAATATTAGTACGTTTACAGTCTATCCATTGTAAAACACGTTATCACATAATATAAATGTATCATGGCAAGGCATACCGTTTTGCCAATAACCAGACATGAAGGGAATTTATTATGTCTACATTACTAAAGGACGCTACTGCGTCAGCTATTACTACTGCCGTATCAACTACACTAAAAGGCGACCGCGCCAAGGCTAACGCGGTTGACCTACTTGTAGCGGACGGTTTTAAGTCTACTGACTTTATCTCACCAAAAGGCAAGGACAGCAAGTCAACTGCTAGTCCTGAGTTATTTGAGCAAATCAACACGGCTATTGTATTAGGCTTCTCAGCAAGACTGCAACAGCTAGTAAATGCGCCAAGCGCCAAGGGTATGACCGATGCGCAGAAATTGGCACGCCGTACTGCTCAACAACAGATTGGTGCTAAGCGCAATGACTTCAAGACAGCAATAGCCAAGCGAGAGGATAACGCGTTATCAGGCAACACGTCTCGCACACGGTCAGATATGCAACGTATATCTGATAATCTTAATGACTGCTCTAAGGTCATCGAGAATAGCGAAGGCATCGACGGCGTAGACTTGGTCGAACTTGGTAAGGCAATAGCCAAGGCAAAAACTACACTGCACGTTAAACACTAACACCTTATCAGGCAGGGATTTATTCCCTGCCTGTACTTCAACTAAAAGGAACACATTATGAATAATATTTATTTAAACGGTGAAGCAATGGTATGGGTAACAGTCGATGAGAATCGTGACGGAAACTTAGAAGTAAGTTTTTCTAACTGTAAAGACCATTTACTTACACAATCACAAGCTGACTATTGTGTATCAACTAACACAATACCAGACAATTATTGGGACTTTTAAAATGATTAAGATTGAGGATACACTTGGCAGAATACTTTACTACCTAGTCATAACGCTAGCCATATTGTCATGGGTAGACTGGCTATGGATATTCGGTGTAGCAGATAGTCAATACTACACTATCTGGGGCATCATCTACTTACTAGCAAACTAATAATCAGGCAGGGATTTATTTCCCTGCCTTTTTTTGTGCCTTGCGATACCAGTTCTTAGAGCCGCGTTGAGCCAGTAGTCGCATAGTGACACGTTATGTTAGTGACACACTAACACGTTGAGACCAGTTCTTGGAGCCGCGTTGAGCCAATGTTCTAATGTTCTTTGTAATGTTCTGCAATGTTCGTCTTTTTTTTGTTAGATTAGAACATTGCGTTTTCGTGGTGTGTCGTGGTGGCGAGTGGTAGGCAATGCCGACTTGTGCCTATCAGAACTTATCTAATCTTATCTAATCTTGTATTAGTAGTGTAATGTTCTATTTTATAAATAATATAAAGAGTTGTTAGTGGCTCACTAACACGCTACGCAAATGTTCTCGTCTCCGAGAGGGCTTCGAGGCAAGTGTCCAAAATCCTCATAAAAAGAACAATAGAACATTGCAGTATTTACAGTGACTTACAAATGCGAACACAAGAACATTACAGAACATTACAGCCAAATACACCCATACATACACAACAACACGTTCTGACAAACATTGACATTCTCCACCACTTGTGATAATATATACCCACGATTGAGATTCAGTCGTGTTTATCAACAGTTGTCAAGAAAGGACACATTATGCAAAACGTAATCACAAACCAAAATGTTAGTGACACACTAACAAGTCACAGCGCACCAAGTATCGGCTCGTCCGCAATGTTGTGTGAGTTATCCATCTCAACATGGACAGGACGCAAGAAAGACCGCAAAGCATCAGACGATGTTACGGATGCTAACTTTGCCGCATCGGGTGTCGCGTCTGTACACAAGAAGTTACTTGCTGATTGCCAAGAACTCATGGCTGTTCAAAAGTTTACAGCTAACAGCCGTAACATACATTACGCTATGACTATGCCATGGTCGGACACAGGGCTACGTCTCTTGCCAACGGCTCAATACTTCAAGTACCATCAAGCAATGACTGACATCCAAAATGAGTACGACAGACTTGTTGACACGTTTCTACAAGGTTACGAATGGGAGATTACCCAAGCATCCGCAAAGCTAGGTGACTTATTCAATCGTGATGAGTACCCATCTGTGGACAGCCTACGCAACAAGTTTGGGTTTCGCTTGTCGTACATACCGCTACCTGACGCAGGGGATTTTCGTATCGACATCGGCAACGAAGCTACCGAACAAGTACGTGATCACTATCAAACCTACTACTCGACACAGCTAAACAACGCAATGGATGACGTGTGGCAACGCACACACAAAGCGTTATCTGCCATGTCCGAGCGACTCGACTACTCACCATCCGAGGACAAGAAAGTTTTTCGCGACACACTCGTGACCAACGTTCTCGACATGGTAGAACTTCTTAACGTGTGTAACGTATCAAACGACAGCCAGATGAATACTGCACGCATGAAACTGGAAGACGCATTACGTGGTGTCAATGCTGATGCACTACGTGAGGATGCTCACCTACGGTCTGAGACTAAGCGCACCGTGGACGAGGTCATCAAATCACTACCATCAATCAGCCTATAACTTGTTAGTGGCTCACTAACACAAACCAAAGAAATGGAGATTACCATGAATACAGCAACAGCAATGTACGCACTAGGACTTGACCAAGTAGCCAATGCAATTCTCAAGACAGGTCACAAACGCACCACACTTGTGCAAGGTGACATGGGTACTGGTAAGTCGTCACTACTAACCACCTTGTCAGCAGAACTACCTGACCACACACCATGCTACTTCGATTGCACGACCAAGGACTTGGGTGACATATCAATACCCAACCTTGCAAAGCTAGATGATGGCACAGGTTACGTCACGTATCTGACCAACGAGGAACTAGGTGTACACAACCACACACCTGTCATACTCATGATTGACGAGTTTGGCAAAGCTAACCCTGCGGTCAAGAACGCACTCTTACGTCTTATACTAGAACGTAAGGTCGGTAGCTACACGCTACATCCTGACAGCTTAATATTTGCTACGACTAACAAGGGTTCGGAGGGTGTCGGTGACTTACTACCACCACACGCACGCAACCGCATGACCGTAGTACAAACACGTAAACCCACTAACATGGAGTGGATAGAATGGGGTATTAATAATGACATCGACCATACGTTACTTGGGTGGGCAAAAGACAACCCGCAAATTTTCTACTCGTTTGAGGACATCAGAGACCCAGACGACAATCCGTACATCTTCCATCCCAAGCAAAACCGAGCCGCGTTTGTTACACCACGCTCGTTGGAAGCGGCAAGCGACATACTCAAAGTACGAGACGGACTAGACGACCAGACCTCAACAGCTATGCTCATTGGCACTATCGGTGAGCGTGGCGCGATGGACTTGATGGCGTTTGTCAAACTAGCTGACCAACTGCCGAGTGCCGAGTCCATCAAACAAGAACCTAAAACTGCTAAGATACCTACCAGTGCTGCCGGCGTATGTATGGTCGTGTATCGCACCCTAGCATCTTTAGAGAAAGACTGGCTTGACCCATGGATGGACTACCTTGTTCGTCTCGACAAAGAAGCACAGGGTATGTTTGCCAACGGGGTACGCGCTCCAAAGTATGCCAAGCAGTCACTTGTTATGACAAACAAGAAGTTCACACAATGGGCTATGGACAACAACTATATGTTCGCGGCTGACAAGAAATAGTTAGTGCTTCACTAACATCTAACAGGGTGGGGTTGATACCTCACCCAGAAAGGACAGACCAATGCTAGCTATTGGAAAAGAACTTACTATCGAACAACGACTAAACAAATGTGTCATCGATATCATGGGCAACCCCAAGTATGTGGCACTTGCAGGCATACTCATGATTGGTGACAAGCGCATATGTGACACGACACCAACCGCATACACCAACGGACGTGACGAGGTTTATGGTCGTGGGTTTGCTGAACAACTAAACGATGCAGAGTTTCGCTTTCTCATACTGCATGAGTGCTATCACAAACTGTATCGTCATCTTGTCACATGGAGACACCTACACGATGAGAACCCACAACTTGC